ATTCAAAACAAAGAGCAGATGAAAGAAGACGTGAAAAGAATACACGTTAAAGAAGCATCGCAAGTTATGTTATATGGTGACACACCAGAAGATATGAATGCTATTGCACAAATATTTAAAAGTGCAGGAGTAACTCCTCCAGCACCAGTTGAAGGTCCTAAGCCAGAAGCAGAAGAAGTTCCAGCAACTGAAGAAGTTCCAGGCAAAGCAAACACAACGCCAAAACCTGAATACAAAGACACAGGTTATATGCAGAAAGATATTGCAGGCGGAATCAACAAGCCAAAAAAAATGTACAGAAAAGATTATCCAGGTGATAATCCAATGGCTGTTGAGACAGAAGAAAAAACTAATTCTATCAAAGAAGAATTACAAAAAGCATACGAAGATTTCAAAAAAAAAGACTAGCGGAACGTCCACTTACCAAGCCAGAAAAGCGTAAAGTCACTCATTACAAAAAGAAATTTGACAAGAAAAATGTCAAAAAAGACTTTATAAAACGTTATGGAAAAGAAAAAGGCACTGCTTATATGTACGCAACCATCAACAAGATGGCAAAGAAAAACGCATAATCAAAATATTTTTCACCTACCTATAACAGCATAAGTATATTATATGAGTAATAAAAGTTTAGATGGTGTATTAACGAAGAAAGCACACACAAGGGAAAAGTTTTCCGAAGAACAGATACAAGACCTTGTTGAGTGTTCAAATACCAAAACAGGTTTTGAATACTTTGCCAGAAAGTTTTTTTATATTCAACACCCAGTTGAAGGCAAAATGTTATTCAAAGCATTTGAATATCAAAAAAATTTATTACACAGTTATCACAATCATAGATTTAATGTTAATATGTTACCCAGACAAAGTGGTAAGACAACCACTGCGGCTTGTTACCTATTATGGTTTGCTATGTTCCATCCAGATCAAACAATATTAATTGCGGCACACAAATACACTGGTGCACAGGAAATTATGCAACGTATCCGTTATGGATATGAACTTTGTCCTAATCATGTTAGAGCAGGTGTTGTAAATTATAATAAAGGATCAATGGAATTTGAAAATGGATCACGTATTGTAAGTGCAACGACAACAGGTAACACAGGTAGAGGTATGTCGATATCTTTACTTTACTGTGATGAGTTTGCATTTGTTAATCCAGGAATAGCAAAAGAATTTTGGACTTCAATATCTCCAACACTAGCAACTGGTGGACGTGCAATTATTACTTCAACTCCTAACTCAGATGAAGATGTTTTTGCAACAATCTGGAGAGAAAGTCAAAACAAATTTGATGAACACGGCAACGAGCAGGAACTTGGACAAAATGGTTTCCATGGTTTTACTGCCGCTTGGGACGAACATCCTGATAGAGATGAAAAATGGAAACAAGAAGAACTTGGTCGTATCGGTGAAGAAAGATTTAGACGTGAATACGGTTGTGAATTTTTAGTATTTGACGAAACATTAGTGAACAGTATTATACTATCCACATTAGAAGGTACGCAACCTATTGTGAACATGGGACAAACACGTTGGTACAAAAAAATGGATGCTCAAAAAACTTATGTGATTGCTTTAGATCCTGCTATGGGTACAGGTGGAGACAATGCCGCAATTCAAGTTTTAGAATTACCTACGTTCGAACAAGTAGCAGAATGGAAACACAACACAACAGCGATACCACAACAAATAAGAATATTAAGGGATATTATAAATCACATAAAAGAGGAAACACAGAGCACAGGTTCTAATATCTACTGGAGTGTGGAGAACAACACAATAGGTGAATCAGCACTGCTTGTTATCAACGACTTTGGGGAAGAAAACATACCGGGAATGTTTGTTAGTGAACCTATTAGAAAAGGTCATATTAGAAAATTTAGAAAAGGATTCAACACAACACACAGAACTAAAATTAGTGCCTGTGCTAGATTGAAGTCTATGGTAGAAAAGGGCAAACTAAAAATTAATAGTAAACCATTCATTACTGAATTAAAGGCATTTGTTGCATCAGGATCATCATACAAGGCTAAAACCGGAGAAACAGATGACCTAGTAAGTTCTATGCTTCTAGCCATGCGGATAGTGTCCGTTTTAAAGGATTGGGATCCTAAAGTATACACGTCATTCAGTCAAGCAGACGAGGATACAGCGGATAGAGTGTACCCATTACCCCTTTTCATTAGTAGCAGTTAGTGATAAATATAAAATATGAACTTACAAGCAATAGGAAAAGACCTTTTTAACAAGATCAGAGGACGATTCCCTGGTGTCACCATAGGTGATTCAACGGGTAAAATTACCAATAAACCAGAGGATGCAAGGTTTTTCGACTTCGAATTCAAAGAAGGTGGAAACGTGCTAGGAAAGGTAAGTATTAGTATAAGCGAAGAAGATGGCTTGGTTGTACTGCATAATAAGGACATGGTTGAAGGCGCAGATGACGGTGTCAAAACGAGTTGGTATAACTTTTTAAAGGAAATGGGTCAATTCGCAAAAGCAAGAGTGCTTTCATTCGATACAAGAGATATCACAAAAAGCAATCTTGAAAAAAGAGACTATGAGTTTTTAGGTCAAGGGAAAGAGGTAGATACAATGAGTGAATCAAACTTATTTGGAACAACAAAAACAAGTTTCCAATCAATAGGAGAAGCGAGACTTGTAATAAAACATTCAGCACCCGTAGACCAATCAGTTGCAGGCGGACGCACACACAAAATAGAATCAATTTTTATTGAATCTCCAGAAGGTGAAAGATTCAAGTATCCAATCAAACATTTAAATGGTGCAAGAGCGATGGCACGTCACGTTAGTGAAGGTGGTAAACCATATGACTCATTTGGAAAACACATAACAGGTTTAAGTGAAGAATTAAGCAAATTAAAATCTTTCAAAACTTACATAAATCGTTCAAACGTTATGGCAGAAGGTTTAAAAGAATATCAAGGTATAGTTGATGAAAGAATAGATTCAATTAAAATTGAATGCGTAAAATTACAAAGATCATCAAACTACAAAGAACATTTAGAAAGTTTTAAAGAATCAGATTCAATAGAAGTTCCAGAAGATATAAAGAAAAACTGGATAGATGAATTAACAATCAAAACTTTCAAAGAAGAATTACAAGATGTATTTCCTTACATTTACAAATTAGTAACAGAAAAAACAGCAATACAAGATTTAGAACCAGAATCATTTGAAGCACATGGTTATCAAGGTGGCACAGAAGCAAGAAGATATGAATACGATCTTGCTGGTGACTATTCACCTGAAGAGCCAGTTTCAGAAAAAGATGCTGAACAGGTAAAAGAACTTTTACAAAAAGCAGGTATTAATGCAGATGTACAATCAAGAGAAGACAGATACCAAGGTATAGTAATTCACACAGATGCAGGAAAAGAAGAAGTTGAAAAAGTTTTAGGTGGAATGATTGAAACTATGGGACAAGTGTTTGGTGATTTCGAAGACGCAATGGAACAAATAGTAGATGAAGGTAATGCTTTATTTTCTCAAGATCCAGAAGAACAAAAAGAAGCAGTACAAAAATTAAATCAAATGATGCAGAAACATTTTCCTGTTGGTGTAAACGGTACAAATGGTATTGAAAGCATTCAAGGTATAATAGACGATGAGGAATTCAACGATGCAATAGAACAAGCGTCTAAAGAAAACAGTGATCTTTGTATGCGTCCAATGATTATGGATTATGTAATGTCAAAAGATCCACAACTTGCATCAAGACTAGACACAGGAGACATGAAGAAAGAAAATGCTCCAATTACGTTTGAAGATATCAAACCATATGTTTCAATGTACAAAGGTGACGATGGCAAAATGGTTTATGACGTGTTAGACAAAGATGAGAAATCTGTTTTCAAAACAAATAAAGCCGAAGATGCAATGAAGTATTTGAAAAAGAATTTTGACAAATTAAGATACGGTTCAGAAGATCACAGCGACGATGAAAAGGCACAACAAGCCTACAAAGTTGCTAGAGATCAAGGTGAAACTGAAGAAAACAAACCAGAAGTTCCAAATGCAACACCAGAAATGGTTGAAGAATTTATCAAAAGTTTCTTTGACTACACATCAAATAAATTTCCAAAAGGTGAAACTGCAATCCTGACTGCTGTTGAGAAAAAATTTGGAGAAGACCTAATAGGCTCTGCACAGGAGACTATCCACAAGATGACAGCCGGCAACGACCAAGAAATAGAAAAAATCAAAAAATTGGCAGGCGTCAAGTAATTAATCTTACCATTTCCGATTGACTAAATAGTTTTGTTAGTATATAACTTGACAAGTATGCTTGTTTGTGCTATATTAACAATAAGGCACATAATAATAAAAGGCAATATAGGAGGCTAAACATTATGGCAACACTAGCGGAAATAAGAGCGAAACTGAAAGATCAAGAAGTTAAATCAGGTGGCTCTTCAAGAACAGGCGGAGACAACGCCATTTATCCATTCTGGAATCTAAAAGAGGGAGAGCAGGCAACTGTACGATTCCTGCCAGATGGCGATAAAAACAACACTTTTTTCTGGAAAGAACGTTTGATGATCAAACTACCTTTCGCGGGTATAAAAGGTGACACGGATTCAAGACCAGTACAAGTTCAGGTACCATGTATGGAAATGTATGGACAAACTTGTCCAATACTATCTGAAGTCAGAGGTTGGTTTAAAGATCCTAAGTTAGAGGACATGGGAAGAAAATATTGGAAGAAAAGAAGTTACATCTTCCAAGGTTTTGTAAAAGATGATCCACTAAACGAAGAAAATACTCCAGAGAATCCAGTAAGAAGATTTATTATTGGTCCACAAATATTCCAAATAATTAAAGGAGCATTGATGGATCCAGATATGGAAGATCTTCCAACTGATTCTACAAATGGTGTAGACTTCAGAATAATCAAAACAAGTAAAGGCGGATACGCAGACTACTCAACATCTACTTGGTCTAGAAAATCAAGACCGTTATCAGAAGAAGAGAATAAAGCGATTGAAACTAATGGTCTATTTGACCTAAGTGGTTTCCTTCCTAAACAACCTTCAGAAGTTGACGTTAAGGTAATCAAGGAAATGTTTGATGCATCTGTTGATGGCGAAGCATACGACCAAGAAAAATTTGGTTCGTACTTCAGACCAGCAGGTATTAGTGCAAGAACAGGTGATCCAGTAACTCCGAAAGCAGAAACTCCTGCTCCGGAAGTGAAAACAACACCAGTTGCTGAATCTAAACCAGCAGAGACGACTGCGGCTACAACTGATGATAAATCAGGAAGTAAGGCTGAAGACATCTTGGCGATGATTAGAGCACGACAACAAAAGTAAAGCACATTGGGGGTCCTGTTCGCAGGATCCCCTAACAAAGGGAAAATAAAATGGTAAAGGCATTCGACGTAAGTAAATTTAGAAAGACACTAACTAAATCCATTACTGGTATGAGTTCTGGATTTCATGATCCAACAGATTGGATTTCAACAGGAAATTATGCACTCAACTATCTAGTGAGTGGAGACTTCAACAAAGGTATACCTCTAGGCAAAGTAACTGTATTTGCAGGCGAGTCTGGTTCAGGTAAATCTTATATCTGTGCAGGTAATATTGTAAAAGCGGCACAGGATCAAGGTATATTTGTTGTACTAATTGATTCTGAAAACGCATTAGACGAGCAATGGTTAACAGCATTAGATGTTGATACAGATGAGAAAAAATTATTAAAACTTAATATGTCTATGATAGATGATGTTGCTAAAACAGTATCAACTTTCATGCAGGACTATAAGGCTATGCCAGAAGAAGAAAGACCAAAAGTATTATTTGTTATTGATTCTTTAGGTATGTTATTAACTCCAACAGATGTTGATCAGTTTACAAAAGGTGATATGAAAGGTGACATGGGTAGAAAACCTAAGGCACTAACGGCACTTGTAAGAAACACAGTTAATATGTTTGGTAGTCATAACGTAGGTCTTGTTGCAACTAACCACACATATGCATCACAAGATATGTTTGATCCAGATGATAAGATATCAGGTGGACAAGGTTTTATCTATGCATCAAGTATTGTGGTTGCAATGCGTAAATTAAAATTAAAAGAAGACGAAGATGGTAACAAAACAACTGACGTAAAAGGTATAAGAGCGGCTTGTAAAGTTATGAAAACAAGATATGCAAAACCTTTTGAAGGTGTACAAGTTAAGATTCCATATGAAACTGGAATGAATCCTTACTCAGGACTTGTAGATTTGTTTGAGAAAAAAGGCATCTTAAGTAAAGATGGTAACAGACTTAAATATGTTGATTCAAAAGGAACTGAAATCAAAGAATATAGAAAAGTTTGGGAGTCTGGTGGAGAACTACTAGACAACATAATGAAAGATTTCAACAATTTAATTACTGTTGAAGAACAAACAACTACAAAAGAAGAGGAGTAAGATGTTATCAGGATCACAGATTGTAGAACTTTGGAATTTTTTCAAAGAATACATGGATCGTAAACAACCGATGGATTTGATTGCAGAAAAGTTTGTAGACTTACTTGCTGACCATGGCGTCGAAGACGAGGATTTAAAAGACGCCTTAGGTGCAGATGACGAATTGGACAAGGCAATACAATACTTTTTAGATATCGGTGGCGAAGAAGAGGATTATTAATGGCTGGATGGTATCAGAAAATTGCAAGAGATATTAGTGCAATACCAGAAGCAATAAAACATTATGAGGCAGAACTTGACTCTGCAAGAACAGAATGCAGGATCAGAGGTAATGTTGAGAAGGCTTCTGCCGATATGCCAGGCATAGTTGAACAGAGATTCAATCAATTACAAGAAATAGAAGCAATTTTGCAGTACATGAATATAGAATTGCGTAGATTAAGAAGCAAACACTTCAAAAAATATTTAGAAAATTATCAAAGAGCACTATCCAGCAGAGACGTAGAAAAATATGTCGATGGTGAGGCAGATGTTGTTGATTATGAAAAAATAATTAATGAATTTGCACTTTTAAGAAATAAATGGTTAGGTATCACTAAAGGACTTGACCAAAAACAATGGCAAATCACAAACATTGTTAAATTAAGAGTTGCTGGTATGGAAGACGCTTCTATATAAGCACTACCTAAAAACACATCCAATAAATATTAAAAATGAATATTCCTACCTACGTAATAACCATGATTGGAGAAGGCATTAGCGAAATGTTGGCCCAAGAGTGTATAGATTCCGCAAATAAATTTGGCATTCAACCAGAAATTTTTCCTGCTACTTGGGGTGACAACGTAGATAAACATTTCAGTGAGCAAGACTTGAAAGTTTTCAAAAAAGGACAAAGTAGAAAAGAAATTAATCCAGGTTTGAAAGGTTGTTTGCTATCTCACTATAGATTATGGAAGAAATGTATAGCAAGTGCCAAACCTATGATGATATTTGAGCATGATAATTTTGTTTTACGTGAAATTCCAGAAAATTTAATGAATACATTTGAAGATGTACTACATTTAGACTTTGCAAGTAGAAACGTAGTAAATTATGAAGATCATACAAAAACTTATCATGGTGACGGTGTACAACAGTGGCGTCCTGTATTGCCAAGATTGTCAGGACACGAACTTTACAACAAAACTCACATAAAAGGATCACACGCATACATCATTAAACCCTTAGGTGCCACAAAAATGGTGGACTGGGTTTGGAACGTTGGTGCTATGAGTCCTGATTTAGCAATGAACAGCACTGCCATAGATTTACGTTACACATTGACTTCTTTTTGTAGAATAAATCCTAGGTATTGGATGGAAAGTAAAAAAAGAAGTAAAAATAGTTTTTGTAGACCTAAGAGATATAAAAATGACGTTTGATAAATTACCTATTGAAGGCGACTTGCCAGTAAACAAACAAAATATTATCTATTTTAGTTGCAATCCGAAATATTGGGTCGAGTATGGACAATACTTGGCAAAAAGCACCTTGTATTATAATCATCATCAAGTTCATGTACACGTTCACATCATGTATGAACAAGAAGAACACAATCCAAAAAATTATATTTCAGATCCCGGCATCACATATACATTTGAAAGGCATCCTAAAGATTTCTATGATCAGTTTAGGTTAGATACAAAAAATTCTTTGTTTGCTCGTGGTATGGAAATTTGTAACACAAGACAACACGAAGAGTTAAAGCAGAAAATTTATTGGTCTAGCCGTAGATTCATGATAATGGACAAATTGTTTGGGACACATCAACACGTTTTACAATTAGACGCAGATGGACTGTGTAGAGTAACATTTGCTTTACATCATTATCAAAGAATTACAAAAACACCTAGTGCCATGCGTAAACC